AACAACTTGGTGTGCTTGGCGTCCAGTTCATCTGCCAGCTGCTGCAGTGTGGCAATGCGTTCCCGGGTGCGCTTCAGCTCGTCCACACACTGCTGCACCTGCTGTTCAAGCTCTGCATACTGGGCCCGCAGGCGCTGGTTCTCGCCATTCCGGGCCAGAATGTCCTGCTGCTGGCGGATGAGCTCGGAGGCGCTCACCGGCTCGTCCGGGGCTTCCGGGTAGGAGATCATTTCCTCGGCAAAGTGCTTTTTCTGGGCGGCCAGCTGACCGGTGAAGGTGCGCTTGTCGTACAGGCCCTTGATCTCCAGATCCCGGGTGTGCAGCTCGGCCCCAATGCCGATGATGCGCAGCAGGATGTCAGCCTTTTCCTTGTCGCTGGCGTCCATGAAGCGGGGCAGATCGAGGGCCAGCGGCTCCACAAAGGCGTTGAGCAGCTGCTGGCCGCTGCGGCGGCCCGTGGGGTCGGTGACGGTCAGGCTGGCGTTTTTGCCCTTGCGCTCCACGATTACGCCGTTGGACAGGGTGACTTTGAGGTGCGCCGGGGCGACCGCCCCGTCCCGCTGTGCGGCGTCCGGACGGAAACGGTCCCCGCCCAGGGCCCACGCCAGGGCGTCCAGCACGCTGGTCTTGCCCTGATTGTTGTTGCCGCCCACGAGGGTGAGCCCGGTGGGGGCAGGGGTGAGCGCAACCGCCTTGATGCGCTTGACGTTTTCGGCCTCAAGGGCCGTAATGGTTACAGACATCTGGATACCTCCCCTTGGATCTGTCCGAGTGTGTGAACGAGCATATTGGTCAGCTGCTCCCGCTGTTCGGGCGGAAGCCTGCGGAGGGACGGGACCACCATTTTGCCGATGTTCTGGAAAGAACGGTCGGCCAGCAGCACATTGTCATAGGAGCTGTGGGCATCCTGTTCGGTGCCGGAAGAAGCCTGTTCCAGCTGCGCCCGCAGCTCGGCGGTCATCTCGGCGGCCATCTGGTACGCCTTTTCTCCGGCACGCCTGTCCACCTCTTCTTCGTCCACCACCGCGGTGATGGGCTGGCTTTTCAGCGCATCGTTCTCGGCCTTGAGCTTATCACCCCGGAGCTTGGCGGCCTCGGCCACCTGCCGGGAGCCTGCCAGTTGGTTCTCCGCGTCCTTGGCGCGGGCTTCGGCCCTGTCGCGCTCAGCTTCGGCTTTCTGGCGCTGGAGGTTGGCCGCAATGCGGCTCTCGTCTGCATCGTGGTAGCTCTGCTGGAGCTTGGCGTTCTGCTCGGTCAGGCCCTGCACGTCTGCAAGGGCGGCATCCCGCTGGGCTTCGACATCTTGGATGTGGCTTTCCGCCCAAGCAGCCCGATTCTGGGCACCCAGCAGCTTGTCCCGCTCAGCCTCGGCAGCATCGGCCCGCTCTTTCTCGGCTTTGATCTGGGCAAGGGCTTCCTGATACTGCTTGTGCGTTGTGATATCACCGCTCTTGACCTGCTCCACCAGCTCTGCGGGGGCGCTGGGTTTTGCCACGGCATACAGCAGGGTCGGCGGCAGGGCTTCCAGAATGGCCCGCTGGCGGGGGCTGCTGCCGTCCATCAGGGCAGAGACCTGCAGCAGGTTGTAGGCGGTTGACTTGGTGATGCCAATGGAACAGCACCATGCCCGGAAAGAATCATCGCCACGGTTGCCGTGCTTGGAGTTGTCCAATTGTTGGACAACTCCGCACAGCGCATCATGGGCAGCAGCAATGGCATTACCCATGTGCACGAGGCCGCGCTCGGCCAGTTTTTTGCCGTGACGGTACTCATCCTCAGCAAAGTGCAGGTCATCCACGGTCTGTGCATCCAGCCCGGAATAATCAAACGCCGGGCGCATCTCGTCCGGGATCATGGTCAGGGGCTTGTCCTGTGTCGTCTGGGTTCCGGGCACTTCCGGTTTGTCAACATCCGCAGAGTGAGCGGGAGTTAAATGCTTTTCGCCTTCGGTCTGATAACTGTTGCACTCCTGCACGGGATGGCCGCAGCTGTGGCAGTTTCCGAAGCATTCTTCTTTGCACCCGCCACAGGTGCAGGTAGAGCAGATGCAGGAAGCAGGAACACTCGAGGAAGAATCCTCTTCCACTGGGTCGATGGGGGCATTTTTGCAGGGCTTGGCATTTTCTAATGCGTCCAGCATTGCGCAGTCGATTTCGTACTCGTCCAGCGGGGCGAACTCCGCGCCATTGGTCAGAAACGACTGTGGGGTCAGATTCTTGTCTGCCGCTCTGGCCAGCTCAAA